TGCGGGCGCGGGGAAGTTGGGCGGCGCCCGGCCGGTCGCCCCCGCCGCTACTGGCGCGACCGAGACCTATTGCCCGACCCACCACAAGCGAGCGGTCGGCAGGGTGCTCGCCGCATCTAAGGCCTTCGGTTTCGGCGAGCGCCGCCCGGCCCGTCGCGCCGACTCGACCCCTTGGGATCAGGGGAGGGCTGCGTGAGCCAGCGTGAAAAGTACCTCGTTGAACGGATCGACCGCAGCCGGGAGAACGCGACCAACCAACAGGCGCGCTCCTCTCGCGCGATGTTCCTGCGCATGACCGCGCGCCGGACGGTGCGCTCGCTCATGCACGACGTGGCCGATCCGAAGGAACAGGCCGCGCTCCTCGGCGACCTGATCGACATCGCCGCCGAGTTCCGCTGGCCCCTGATCGGCCGCGTTGAGACCGCCACGGCGCTGAACTCAGTCGCTGCCGACGTCTGCGCCATCTACCGCCTGCCCAAGGCCGTAAAGAACGCGGCGGCAGAGCACGCTTGGAGCAGGCTGACGGCGGCGAATGACGGGGGCGAGGAATGAGGCCCCAGGTCCTGATCCATTGGGATGCGACCGGCATGCAGCGCACCGGCGCGACCGAAGGCGTTGAGATCGTTTACGTCGACGAGCGCGTCCCGCACGACCGCGTCTATCGCAGCATGGGCAGCATCACGCCCCAGCTGGTCGAACTCTTGGCCACAGGGCGGTTGAAGGATGTCGATGACGCCCTGAACCATATCGACGGAGGGGGCGCATGAACCGCCGTGACCTCCTCGATCTCGAGCTGAACTACGCCCGGATGCTGCGCCGTGAAGCCAAGTCTCGCGCTAAGCGCTACCCGGCCATTTCTGAACAGCTGAACCGCTGGGCGGACGCTGCTGTCGGCCGCGCCGAAGCCATCCGATCTGGCCCGCTCTTCGACACGGAGCGCGCGGCATGATGGATGATCCCCGCGACGCCGAAGAAGCGGCCAACGCCCTCCCGCTGAACCTGGAGGCTGAGCAAGCCCTGCTGGGCCAGCTGATGTTCGACAACGACGTCCACCGGCAGGTGCATGACGTCGTCACGGCCGAGGACTTCAGCGAGCCGTTCCATCAGCGGCTCTACGCGGCCATCGACGGGCTGGTGACGGCTGGGAAGCTGGCCGAGCCGACGACGCTCCAGGCCGCCTTCACGGCTGATCCTGCTTTCGAAGAGTTCGGCGGCTTCGGCTACCTGTTCGACCTTGTCGACCGGGCCCCCCCGTCCAACCGCTCGCGGGACTACGCCGCTCTGGTAGCTGACACGGCCGTTCGCCGCCGCCTGATCAAGATGGCGGCCGACGCCATGCATCAGGCCCGCAATCCTGAACTGTCCGGCTATCAGGCCGTAGCTCTCGCGCGTTCCGAGCTGGAAGCGGCCGAGCGCGGCGCCGCGCCCGAGGACGCCTTGTTCGTGAACGCCCATGACGCGGCCCTGGCCCGAATGGACCGGTTGGAACTGGAAGTCGCCACCGGCAAGCCCAAGGGCGTGCAGACCGGTCTGTCGTCGATCGACAAGCGCCTCGGCGGCCTGATGCCGGGATCGGTGATCGTCATGGCCGGGCGCCCTGGCATGGGTAAGACGGCCCTTCTCGGCAACGTCCTCTACGGCGCCGCGCTGCGGAACCCGACCAAGCTGTTCGCGGGCTTCTCGCTGGAAATGGACACTGACCAGCTGAACGACCGGGCCCTGTCGCGCCTGACGGCCACGCATGAGCAGCCGGTCAGCTTCTCCGACATCGCCAAGGTGGCGCCGCTGACCTCGTTCGACCTGCAGACCCTCCATGCCGTGAAGGGCCAGATCCCGAAGAACCTCTGGCTGAGGGATAGGGCAGGGGTGTCCGTCGAGGACGTCTCTCGCGCCGTCTGGGCAATGAAGCGTCGCGGCGACTTGGCCGCCATCGGGATCGACTACCTCCAGCTGATGCGCCGCCCGGCCCTGGCGGGGCGCAATGAGGCCTCCGCCATCGCAGAAATGACCGGGGCGCTGAAGACGCTCGCCCGCGAAGCCAAGATCGCCATCATCCTGCTGTCGCAGCTGAACCGTTCGGTCGAGCAGCGCGACGACAAACGCCCGATGCTGTCGGACCTGCGAGAGTCGGGCTCTATCGAACAGGATGCTGATGCCGTCCTCTTCCCCTTCCGCGAGGTCTACTACCTCCAGAAGGCCGAGCCGAAGCCGGGCACCGAAGAGCACATGCTCTGGGAGGCCGAGGTCGCCCTGAAGCGCACGGTGATGGACGTCATCATCGCCAAGAACCGCCACGGCTCTGAGGGCTCCGAGCCCCAGCAGTACCGGGCTGAGATCGACCTCATCACTGACAGGAGCGCGGCATGAGCCTCAAATCTGTACCTTTTGCTCTTCGCGCCAAGACGCGGAGCCCGCTTCACAAGCTGCTGCTCGTGTACGTCGTCCACGACAGCGGCCAGCCCGACGAGGACGAAGGATATGTACCCTGCCTGACGTCGCTGAACGCGCTTGCTGAAATGGCAAACGTCGAAGAGCCAGTTGTCCATCAAGCGCTCGTCGACCTGAAAACCGACGGCCTGTTGAGCTACCTGTCGGTTTACGATGGCGGCCATCTGGTCATCGAGCCTGTGCTCCCCGCGGTTGTTCCGTTCGAGGGAGGCGTCAACCGTGGCTAGGATTCGTTCAGTTCACCCGAGCTTGTTCACCGATGAGGCGTGGGTCTCGTGCAGCCCGCTCGCGCGCATCCTCTACATCGGTCTCTGGACCGACGCCGACGACCAGGGCCTGTTCGAGTGGAAGCCGCTCCAGATCAAGATGCGTTTGCTCCCCGGCGACGGCGCCGATGCGTCGGCTTTGCTGGCCGAACTCGTCGCGGTGGATCTCGTCCAGGACTACGATTTCGAGGGAAAACGCTTCGGGGCGATCAAGGATTTCCGCAAGTTCCAGCGCCCGCAGAAGCCGAACGCTATCCACCCGATCACTGAAAAGATTGGAGAATATGTCGGCCTGTCCTCAACTGCGACCAAGCCGGCAAGCGACCAGTCGCGTACCGGTACGGGAAAGTCTGATCAGATGGAGGATGGAGGAGGAGAGGAGATTATCCCCCCTACCCCCCAGGGGGGACGCAGAAAGCCCAAGGTCGCCCTACCGGATGACTTTCCGACCGAGGAGCTGATCCAAGCCATGCAGGCCGAGGCCAGAGAGGTCGGGGCCAACTTCGACGTGAGAAGGTTTGCCACGTATTTCCGCGACCAGTGCATCGCCAAGGATCACCGCTACGCAGATTGGGCGGCGGCTTGGCGTAAGTGGTGCCGAGGCGACATCGCGAGAGCTCCTAAGACTGCCCTGGCCGCCTCGCAGAGCCGATCCGCTCCGTCCGAGACCGACCGCTGGCGCCGCTGGCTGCGGGAGTACCGCCTGAACGGTCACTGGCCGTCCGATGACGCTGGACCTAGGCCGGGGCACCCGGCCTGCCGCGTCCCGTCCATCCTGCTGGCCGAGTTCGGGCACGCACCGTCGCCCGCCAATGACCCCAACGACCTATTTGAACGAGGAGACGCCGCCTGATGGCCAGCGCAGCCGAAGCCCGAATCCGCGAAAAGGCCGAAACCCTACTGAGGTCGATGTGGCCGAACGCCCGCATCGTTCATGAGTTCGACCTATGTGGCGTCCGCCTGGACCTCGCAGCGATCACCGAGGACCGTCTGATCCTGCTGGAGATCAAAAGCGAGCTGGACACCCTGTCTCGCCTAGAAAGACAGGTGCGGTTCGCGCTCTCCATCGGCGGGCCGGTGTTGGTTGTCTATGCCTCCCGTTGGGCTGGACCTGTCCGGCAGTATCGCTTTGAGGGCGGCTGGCGGATCGAATGGATCGAAGAGCGCGAAGGCCCCCTTGAGGTCCAGCGTCCGCTGATCCTGACTGAGGGCAACGATCTGTGGGACAATCGCGCCCTGATGCGATTGCTGCTCAAGCCCGAGTTGTTCGCGCTCGCCAAGCCCCATGGCGCCAAGACCCGCTTCGATGTCAGCACCCTCCAGGCCATCGTGCATGAGAACCTAACAGGAAGAGAGATACGTCGCGGCGTAATGGCCGCCCTCCGCGCTCGCCATTTCGGCTGGACCTGCGACGCGCCTATCCCCGCTAACGACGACCTTCAGGCCGGGGTGGCCGCATGACTGCTTCGAGCCAGGCTCATAAACAGCAACTCGGCTTCTTGGGTCGCTTGGTTAAGCTCGCCATTGAACTGGGCATTCTCCGAGCCTCGGGGAGAGAGCAACGCCTGTGTGAGCAGTTCTGTTGCCTCGGCGAGATGATCATCCATCTGGAGCAACCCCATGAGGACGTTCGGCTCAACCTCGCGAGCCACGAAGAGAGCAATCAATCGCCGGGTCCGCTCGACCTTGGTGATTGTTTTCCGCACTCGGACTCGGTCAACTTCTCCCGCGGGGTAGAAGACCTCACAGGCTTCATCCATCGCGACGGAACCCTTCCTGAGGGTGTCCACGACGCCCTTGTGAAGCGCTCTACCGGCGGCTTCGGCGCGCTGTCTGACGCGCCGTTCCTGAAAAAGCGTGGTCCCAAGCGCGACCATCACGGCCAGGCTCGTGGCTACGGCAGCAATCGCCGCCCAATCAAACAGGTCCGTGAAGCCGACCCACCACGCCCACCATGGATCAAGCCAATCCCAAATATCCATCTCGCCCTCCCAGAAGGTCGCAGAACCGTAGCCACAGGAGCCCTCGCATGAGCAAGGCCGACCGCGCCAAGAAGCGCCAGCAGCGGAAGCGCTACGCCAAGCCGTCGATGCCGAGGGCGATTGGAGCGAACGACAACATCGAGGCGGCGAACGACAACACGGCGCCGGTGTCGATCCGGGGCGTCCGGCTGACCGACAGCCAGGCTCTGCGGTTCATGGCGGCCGAGGCCAAGGTCGCTTCGCCTGACCTGGACCAGCAGCGGGACGGCCAGCGCATGTTCCGCGCTCTGGACGCCGAGATCGACGCCCACATCCTCGAGCGGGATGCGAAGGCGAACCTGGAGGAGCTGCGGAGCCTGGAAGCCCTGCGCGGTTTCGACATTGGCGTGTCGGACCACGAGAAGGCGAGAGGGGCGCCGCGGGCATCGCGGGACGGGCTGGAGACCCTGCTGACGGCCGGCTCGATCACGCGCACCCAGCACGCCGCCGGGCTGCGGTATCGGGCGGACTACGAACTGCTGGACCCGGAGAAGGGCCTAACCCCTCCGACGCTGGACCCGGCCCTGCGCAACATCGTCCGCGGCGGCGAAGGCTTCGCCCAGAAGCGCCGGGAGCGGGAGGAGTTCGTGCGCGATCTAGAGGCCATGATCCAGGAGGAGGATCGGACGTTCCGTGGTGCGCTGGGCAAGAGCGACGTCGAGCGCTTGGGCCGGGCGGTTTGGGCGCTGCGGGAGGTGGCGGGGAAGGGGGCGGCCGTGCTGACGCTTACTTCCAGTGGATCAATGCGAACGTTGATCGCTGAGGCGTTGATTGTCGCGCTGGACTGTGCAGCTATCGCCTATGGCTTGGAATGACGACAGTGGCCCTCTCTATCGATACCTTGAGCCGGAATGGGCAGACGCTCTTTGTGAGGAAGGTTCCTTGCGTATCAATAGTTTGGAACACTACCGATCGATGGAGGGGCTTCTCTGCGACCAGTTAGACGGAGCAAGTAGTTACAATACCGGAACAATGTATATTCCCGACAGTAGTCGGGCGCCTCGGGAAGTGGCCGCGATGGCAAAGGCGGGTATTCTTGTTTCAGGTAGAGGCATTTTTGTTCACGACAACATCATCATTCGAAAACTGCCCGGCAACGCCCTCTGCTTAACGTCTGACCCAAACAACGAACATTTAAGCGCGGCAAAGAAGACAGCCATTGTAAAGATTTCCAAGCCCCATAGCTTCGGCTGCGTTGTGACCCAAGCCGCCAAGGGGCTTCTTGGAGAGCGTTTGGCCATCGAGGTCGTAGAGTATCGTGATGATCGTGAGTCGGTCGGTACGGTGCCCATCAGCGATCCACATCCCTTCGTGAAGCGGACACGGTTCGCTCCTGAGTCTGAGGTGCGTATGTATTGGCCGCTTGCTCAAGGATCTGCCGTGACCGTCAAACATCCTGCCATTTTAGAGTTCGTAGCTCGGGTTGCTTGACACCGGACAGGTAATCCCCGACATCAGGCAAATCGGGCGTTTCGCCCAAAGCAAGGCTCCTCCCTCTCGGGCGGGGCCTTTTCTTTTGCCCTCCGACCACGTTCTGAGCTGCGGCGTACGGCTGGATTGGCGGGCACCCCCTGAAAAACACCGGAGGCCCCATGCTCAGCAATGACGTGACCTTCCGCATCTTGCCGAAGCTGGCCTGGCGCCCCATCAGCAACGATGCCCGCGAGGCTTGTGGCTTCGGCGCTTTCGACCGGCTGGAAATGCTCAACTTCTCCTGGCTGAACTTCGAGATAGACCTCGGCGTATTTCGCCAGACGGAATCCTGATGGCTCGGCCGACGGATTACCGAAAAGAGTTCTGTGCCGAGGTCGTGAAGCTCGGTCGTGAAGGCAAAAGCAAGGCCTACATGGCGGCCGAACTCGGCTGTTCTCGCCAGACGCTAGACAACTGGGCCGCGACGCATCCCGAGTTTTTGGACGCCATCACGCGCGCGCTGGCGCTGTCCCAAGCGTGGTGGGAAGATGCAGGCCAATCCGGCCTGACCGCTGAGAAGTTCAATGGGTCGGTTTGGTCTCGCTCAATGGCGGCTCGCTTCCCCGATGATTGGCGAGAAACATCGCGGCAGGAACAGACGGGCCTGAACGGTGCCCCGATCCGCCATTCCCATTCCTTCGACCTGAGCGCAGCGAGCGACGAGGAGCTGGATGTTATCGAGCGCTTCATTCGTCGATCTGCCAACGCTGGAGGAGATCAGGGCGGAGAGGGCGCGTCGGAAGGCTGAGGCCGACCGCAAGCGCCTGATCGAACACCAGGGCGAGATCCGCGCCCGCTGCGACAGCCTGCATGGCTTCATCGAAGAGCATTGGTCGATCCTGGAGCCCAAGCGCCCGTTCAAGTCGGGCTGGGCGCTCCGGGCGATGTGCAAGCACCTGGAAGCGGTGACGGCGGGGCGGATCCAGTTCCTGCTGATGACCGTGCCGCCGGGCATGATGAAGTCCCTGCTGCTGGTCTTCTGGACGGCCTGGGAGTGGGGCCCGAAGGCGCGGCCCGACCTGCAGACGCTGGCCACCTCCTACAGTCAGGCCAACGTCCTACGGGATAACCTGAAGCTCCGGCGCTTGGTCGAGAGCGAGAAATATCAGGCGCTCTGGCCGATCCAGCTTCGGGCCGACCAGAACGCCAAGGGCAAGTTCGAGAACACCGAGAACGGGTTCAGCGAGGCCCGCCCCTTCAGTTCGATGACCGGCGGCCGGGGCGACCGGGTAAAGGTCGACGACCCTCATTCGACCGAGACCGCCGAGTCGGACACCGAGCGAACCAACGCTGTCCGCATCTTCCGCGAAGGCATCTCCGACCGTCTGAACGACGTCACCACGTCGGCCATCGTCATCATCATGCAGCGGCTCCACGCTAAGGACGTGGCGGCGGTGGCGCTGGAACTGGATATCGGCTTCGTCCACCTGAACCTGCCGATGGAGTTCGAGGCCGAGCGGATCGGCGAAGACGGCAAGGTGACGGGCGGCGCCTGTCGGACATACGTCGACGGCGAACTGTTCTTCGAGGATCCGCGGACAGAAGAGGGCGAGCTTCTCTTCCCCGAGCGCTTCCCCGCGGCCGAAGTCGCGAAGCTCAAGAAGGCCAAGGGTTCATACGCCTGGGCCGGGCAGTACCAGCAGCGCCCGTCGCCTCGCGAAGGCGGCATCTTACGCCGGGAGTGGTTCAAGCCGGTCTCGGTCATGCCCGCCGGGCCCAAGCGCACAGTCCGCGCCTGGGACGTGGGCGCCACCGAAGGGGGAGGCGACCCCAGCGCCGGCGTCCGCTGCACGCAGGTCGGATATGGCGAAGAGGCCACCTACTACTTCACCGACGCCAAGGTTGGGCAGTGGAGCCCGGCGCAGTTCGAGGCCCAGCTCAAGCTGACGGCGGCGGCCGACACAACAGGGGTCACCGTCCGCCTTCCCCAAGACCCAGGCGCGGCCGGCAAGGGCTACGTCCAGACGCTGGCGAAGAAGCTGCCCGGCTACACTGTGCGGTACGAACAGCCCACCGGCTCCAAGCTCACCCGAGCCACAGCCCTGGCCACCCAGGCCGAGGCCGGAAACGTCTTCATCCTCACGACGGGGGACCCCATGCGCGACGCCTGGATTGAACCCTTCCTCGATGAACTCTGCACCTTCCCGTCAGCGGCTCACGACGACCAGGTCGACGCTGCGGCCGATGCTTTCAACGAACTGGCGCTCGGTTCTCGTCCCGCCCGCAAGGTAAAGGTCAGCTTCTGATGGCGGTGAACGAGCGCGATCCGGCTTGGGCCGTCCATGCAGGCGCCCGAAAGAAGGTGCACGACCTGTTAAGCGGCCGCGAGGACGCGCTGGGCTATGTGCGGGCCTTGCCCGGACACGACGAGGCCACGGCGCAGCGGTTCCGCGAAGGGGCCTACTATCTGCCGGTGACGGCGCGGACGGCTGAGGCTTTCAGCGGGCTCGTCTTTGGCAAGACCCCGACGCGCTCGAAGCTGACAGCGTTGGACGCCTACCTCGGCGACGTGACGGGCTCCGGCCAAGACATCGATCGGTTTGCCGAGCAGGGGTTCGACGGCATCCTTTCGTCCGGCGCCGTCATGGTGCTGGTGGACTATCCCGACGCTCCGGCGGGTGCGACGAAGGCGGACGCCGAGGCCGAGGGTGTTAGGCCGACACTGAAGCTCTACGACGCCACGGCGATCCTCGCTGCCCGGGTGCAGAAGGTGGGGGCGGCGCTGAAGCTCTCGCACATCCGTGTCATGGAGATGGTCGAGGAGAAGGACGCGGCGGACGAGTTCAAGCTGAAGCAGGTCGCCCAGGTCCGCGTGCTGGATCTGGATGACGCCGGCTTCTACCGCCAGCGCATTTTCCGCGAGATCAACGGCCAGTGGGCGCAGTTCGGAGAGACGATCGAGCCCAGGCGTCAGAACGCCCGGCTTGACGTCATCCCAGCCTTCTTCTCGAACCCGCGAGACGGCGAGCCCAACCCGGCCCGGCCACCGCTGGACGACATTGCCGACATCAGCGTCGCGCACCTGAACAACTCGGCTGCCCTAGAATGGGCGCTGCTTTGGACGGCCAACCCGACGCCCGTCTTCAAGGGGCTGAACATCGGCGAGGGCGACACGATTAAGCTCGGTTCGTCCGAAGGCCTGATTGTCACCGAAGGCGGCGACGCCAAGTTCATGGAGTTCACCGGCTCGGGCCTGTCGGAGCTGCGCCTCGCGTTGGAAGCCAAGCGGAAAGACGCGGCACTCATGGGCGCACGAATGCTGCTTGAAACCGGCAGGGCGGCTATTGCGGCAGAGACGGCGCGGATTGAGCGTGCAGGGGAGACCTCGGTTGTCTCTGGAATCGCCAATGCCCTGTCGGACTGCCTGACGAAGGCCCTGAACTTCATGGCGGATTGGGCTGGTGTGTCGAGCGAGGGCATCCAGTACTGGCTCAACACCGATCTGAACCCGGCCGGCCTCTCCGCACAGGAACTGACCGCTCTCCTCGCCGCCTGGCAGTCGGGCGCCATCACGTTGGAAGACCTGTTCGAGAACCTCCAGCGCGCCGAGATCGTGGACCCGGCGAAAAGCTTTGAGGATCACCGCGAAGAGTTGGACGCGGAGGGCGAAGGGCTTGGCACCGTGAAGGACGACGCGGCATGACGAAGGCTCTGGCGCGCGACGCCGCTGTCATCTGGTGTGATCGGGGCTGGCAGCCGGTCTATTTCGGCTTCTGCCCTTCGCGGAAGGCCTGGGCCCGCGAGATGAGGAAAATGGGCTGCAAGGAGCCGTATCCAGCCAACGACGGTTGCGCCACCACCTTCACCCAGAAGGACGGCAAGGTCTGCATCATCGTCACGCTCGGCAAGGCCCAGCACGCTGAAGGTCGGACCCGCGTCGAGGTCGCCGGCCTGCTTTGCCACGAGGCGACGCACATCTGGCAGGAGGTGCGCAAGGTTATGGGCGAGAAGGAGCCGTCTATCGAATTCGAGGCCTACGCCGTGCAGGCCATCTTCCAAGGGCTCTATCAGGCGTGGTTGGACACGGCGGCGCCCGACGAAATGTTGGCTCGGGGCGCTAAGCGGGAAGCGGCCTGATGGCCTCCCCAGCCGAGCGCCTAATCGACGAGGCGGTCAAGCACCGGATCGCGCTGTCTCGCTATTCGACGGCGACTGTCCGCAAGGTCCTCGCGCTGCTGAACCGCACCGATGCGCGGTTGGTAGAGCGCATCCTTCGGGCCGACAACGAGGGCCGCGACCCGGTCCAACTGGAACGCCTGCTGGAAGAGGTGAGGGCGCTCCAGTCTGACGGCTGGACGGTCCTTCGTGGCCGGCTGAATGAGGACGTGGCGTCCCTGGCGGACGCCGAGCGGCTGTTCACGGAGCGAATGGTTCACTTCGGCCAGCGGTCGGCCGGCCTCGCCACGGTCACCAACGCACCCACGACGGCCCAGGTTGTGGCGGCCGTGAACGCCAGGCCGTTCCAAGGCCGGTTCCTGCGGGGCTGGCTGGACGAAGCAGAAGCGGGCGCCGCCAAGCGCGTCAGGGAGACGCTGAGACAGGGGTTTGTTGAGGGCCGCTCGGTTACGGCGCTGGTTCGCGAGATCAGGGGGACCCGCGCGCTCCAATACAAGGACGGGGTGCTCGAGATCAGCCGGCGCGGAGCCGAAGCCATGGTCCGCACGGCGCTGACCCACACCGCCGCCGCCGCATCGAAAGAGACGTACGCGGCGCTCGGCGTTGACCAGGTCCGCTTCATCGCCACGCTGGACGCCCGAACGACTATCACCTGCGGCGCGCTGCACAACTCGGTGCATCCGCTGGAGAGGTTCCCCTGGCCGCCCCGACACGTGAACTGCCGATCGACCACGGCGCCCGTCGTTAAGGGCCTGCCGCCCATCAAGGCCCCGTCCTATGCGGACTGGCTGATGCGTCAGCCGGTCGAGGTGCAGAACGAGGTGCTGGGCGTCCGAAAGGCCCAACTGTTCCGCTCCGGCAAGCTGACGTTGGACCGCTTCGTCGACAGCAAGGGCAAGGTGCTCACCCTGGAAGAACTGAAGAGGCGTGACGCGGCGGCGTTCGAGGGCCTATAGTTTGGGGGTGAGCACGCCCTTCAAGGTCATCGACGGGACGCCGGAGCCGGAAGGCCCGCTGAAGCGCATGAAGGCGTCGGTTCCTGACACACCGATTGTCCGCTGCCCTCGCTGCACAGGCCTCGCGATGCTCGAGGTGAAGCTCGGCATGGTCTGGAAGAACGGAAAGCCGACCGGCGGCCAGAAGCAGATCGTGTGCGCGACGTGTCTGGCGCGCGGCGAGCACGTAGTCGTCGCCTGAACAATTGGGCTAGTCAGTCGGATTGCTCCTGGGCTGGCCGCCAGCCTTTTGGAATTCCCGGATTAGGCCTCGGGCGGCCGCATCTACGGCTTCTGCGTTATCGTCTGTGCCGGTGAGGTCATGCACCTCCTGGTGCTCAACGAAAGCTTCGTAGCCGGTGACGACCGCGCTGTTGTCGTCGAAGATTCTGACGATCCACCGAGCGGTGCTCCGGTCGTATTCGGTGCGTGCCCAATAGCGATCTGGGCCGCAATTGAACTCGATGGCGTCTAGGTCAGTCACTGGTCTGGTCTCCCGGTTTCCCCCTTTCCGCAACACCCCGTTGCCGGAATCGCTCCGTGCAGAGCCGGAGCATCCACCAGGGCATGAGCTGAGCAGCGCCCCCTCTGTCCGCTGAGCGGGAGGAACTACCCACCATGAACACCACCAAGAACCGCCTTCTGGGCGGCGGCTCCGTGCTGCCTGTCATCGGCCGGATGACGCCGCGCGAGCGCGCCATGGGCCGCTATCTCCGCGGGCCGGACGATCACCCGCCTGCTGGCCCCGGCGCCCGCGAAGAAGACGAGCCCAAACCGATCGATCCGGCGGCCCACGCGGCGCTGGCCTCGGCGCATGAGCGCCTGAAGAAAGACGCCAAGGCCGACCGCGACGCACTGAAGGAAATGCAGGCTCGCCTGGACGCCATCGAGGCTGAGAAGGAGCAAGCCGAAGCCGACAAGGCCAAGGCCAGCGGTGACGTCGAAGCCGTCCGCACCCAACTCGAGACCAAGCACGGCCGCGA